CCGCGTGGAGTCGGGCGACATCTTGGAAGAGGTCGTTAAGAACCCCGGTGCCGGTCGAGAGCGGCGGATCTACAGAACGAGGTACAGGTAAAAAAATGCCCCGGCGGAGCTAAGCTTCGACACCGGGGCCAACTCTCTAGGAGATAGCACGAGCCGATGTTATCCCCTAGGGTCCTTGCCTGCAAGCCAGTTGATGTACCACAGGGCCTTCTTGGCCTCCTGCTCGGGGGCATCCTTCTGCCCCAGTCTCCACAGATACGCCATGGCGCTGCCCTTGCAGTAGCCCCGGAACTCCTCGGGAGTCAGGGCTGCTCGCAGGGCGTCAATGCATTCAATCTCGCCGCTCTTATAGTGACTTGGATTTACTGGATCGCTCACCCTTGACTCCCTTCTTCTTGGCCTTTCGCTTGGCGTGGCTGAGCTTTGCCATTCGCTGGTAGTGCTCGCGAGATCTTCGCTTCTGATCTCCTGAACCAGCGCTTCCACCTCGGCTTCCGATAGTCGCCAAGTATTCTCTGACTGCATTTTTAACCTCGGGCATTTCTCAGTAACTCCAGTTCATTCTTCAAAGTTTTAATTTCTAGCGCCAATACGCCAGCCTCAAAGTGAAGCCCTGCTTGCCTGATGACAGCAAGTGCCTGCTCAATCTTGACGCCTTGCGAATACTTCCACGGCATCTTTTCCATCTCAGACTTCCACGCGCCCGGAGGCGATACGTTGTCAACGGTCATAATTCGCTCCTGACTTTTTCGATGACGTTATCCCAAGGCGCAATCATGTTGTCCCTCGGGTAAATCTTCACGCTCGGATACCAAAGGCTCTGATCGCCGTCTTTGTTACCCCAGTACCAGAGCTTGTTGGCATCCATCAATTTGACAGGCGTGCCGATGGCTCCGGCGATATGCACCGTGCTACTACTAATGGCAACGAGTAGATCACAAGCCGCACACGCAGCCGCTAGACCTTCGATGTCCTTCAGCAGATCCACACTTGTCGTAACGATGTTCGTGCCGTAAGCCTCGTTGAACTTCTCGACCGCTACCTTCGAGGAACCGTATTGCAGGTTCAGGAACTTGTAGCCGGGCAGCTTCAGGATCGGCAGGAGCTGCTCAAGGTTCACGCTCTTATGCGGCCCGATCTTGATGGCGCTGCTAACCCATGAAACTCCGATGACCTTATCGTTGCCAGTGAAGCCAGCCTCGTCGCAGATCGCTTTCACCCGTGCCGGATCAGGCTTCAAGTATTTACGCGCAGCATACTTGGCGATGTCATCGACCGACTCGACAAAGCACGAACCCAAGCTCGCAAACGGAATGTGTGCGTCGTAGGCGTCTGATCGGATCTTGTCGATGTGCGACATGAACTCAATGTCCGGCATCGAACGACTTAAGATGCTGATCAAGCGCGGATCAACCATCGCCGTGACCTTCTCGACTCGTTGCTTCAGCGCGGGCAGGAGCGAGCCGTAGATCACCTGATCACCGATGCCCTGTTCGCCCCACACCAGAACCGACTTGGCATCTGAGGCCGTCGTCCATTGTGGCTTTTGCGTCAGCAGCGGACGGCTCTTGAATCGGTCGCTCTTCCAACGAGTGTCATACAGAGGCCAGCCTTCTTTGAACTCGCCCTGTTGCAGAAGCAGCAGCCCTAAAATCCACTGCGCGTTGGCATGGGTAGGGTCGAGCTTATTGGCTTCGCGAAAGTTCTCAAGCGCCTCCGGCCATCGACGCATCTCCCATTGCGACGCCCCTCGCTGAATGTAGGCCAGCAAGTAATCGGGCTTCAGCTTGAGAGCGCGGTCAAAGTCTTTGATGCCCTCGTCATACTTTTGCTGCTCAGCTTTGACGATGCCACGGTTAACAAGATCGTCAGCCGTTAGCTCGCCACGCTTCTCGGCAGCGTCGTAGTACTTCTCAGCTCCGGCGAAGTCACGCTGGATCTGAAGCAGTCGAGCCTTTGCTCGATAGGCCACGATGTCTTTCGGGTTGAGCGCAATGGCTACGTTGCAAAGGTCGAGCGCCTCGGCGTACTTACCCGCTTGAAAGGCAGTCTCAATCTTCTTGATCGCCTTCTGATGCTTAGTGTGATTACTCATAGTGTCGATGCCACCGCCATCCATTCCTTGCCGTACTCAACGTGAGTCCAGTCCTCAAACCAAGGGCCACCGCGAGTCATGTGCACGGCTATCGGATTCGGGCAGTCGTTTTTGGTGTACCAACCTTCTAGGTAGTTATACGCAATCGGAAGATGCCCGATCACATCGTCGGTTAGCCACTCGAACCTGTGAAGATAACTCGGCGTGGCAATGTTCACAATCTCTGGCGTAAGACGCTTAACTTGTTCATGCTCGCAGTTGATGAGCATGAAGCTAGACCAGTTCTTACGGGGGTATGTGTGCTGAGGTTGGTTGTTCATTTTGACCGATTCGGTCGGCCTGTAGTCGTGCGGTACCACGAAGCACGCTTTTGCCCCGTCGGTGTAGTCAAGCAGTCCCGCGATGTCCCCCCGGAAAAGAAAATCGCAGTCGCAAAACAAGGCCCAGCCGGAATACCCCGCGAGGTGTGGAGTCAGAAACCGCGTGAGGCTGAACTCCGTAGACGCGAGCGCATCGACCCCACGCCAATAAATACCCTGCTCGCGCAGATCGTTCTGCTTTATGGGGGCGATGTCGAGCGGGATTGACGAGTGCAATTCAAGTGACTTCTTAGCCACCTGATACGCGATGTCCTCGCGGCTATCCCAGCCGATAAAGACTTTAAGCATGAAGGAACGCCTCCTTACGGGCGGGGCCTTTGTAGTGCAGGATGCGGGGAACGTGACCATCCGGTGCCTTGTCGGGCAGGCAGGCGTAGTCCAGCTCTTCCATCTCGCCAACGAGATGCGTGTACAGCATGTGCGAGTAGACCTTGAGAGCCTCTTGATCGCCGTACCATGAACGCAAGTTCTGATCCATGAACCCCATCAGCAGCGTCATGCACTTCCATGCGTGGTAGTTGCTCGTGACAGTCGCGCAGCCAAGGTAGGGGTAGAGCGTCCCAAGCGGGATGTTGTGGTACTTCTTGAACACACCGCCTCGCTGCTCACCGTTGAAGCCCACATCGCGATCAAACGACCGGCGGCAGAAGATCACTTCCTTCTCGCCAACCAGCGCCTTCGGATCGACGGGTAGAACGAACAACATGTCGGTGTCGATGTACATCGCAGGGCGAGTCAGCCGCGCTTCGGCAAAAGCCCTCGTGCGCCAGTACATGATCTGGTTTACGTCGCCCTTGCTGTACTTGTAGTCATCGACGCCTTCGACCTTCGGGGTAACGTCATCGGTGCACATGATGACTTCGGCATCGGGCATCACGGCTTTAAGAGATGCGACCATCTTCGTCGGGAACGTGACATCCGCTCCCACATGGAAGAAGACGAATGTGCTCACGGCTGTTCCTCGTTTCGCATCTCCAACATGGCATCGGCTACGCGATACGCATCACGCGCCAGTTCCCAGCGGTTGGTGTGGCTTCCTTCGTGGCCAGAGAGAATCGCCTGCATCGCAAAGACTGCGAACAAATCCCGCGAGGTTAGTTCGAAAGCTTGAGGCATGGGATCTTTCACAGGTCGTCTCCTAATGGATCTTTCAACATAACGACAGAGGATTCAGCCGGGACTTCGGCGTAGCGTTGCAGCAGGGTAGTTGCGCGTTGCAGGGTCTGCTCACGAATCAGCACCGCCAGCTTGCAGATGATCTGCGCGTTGTTCTTCTGGCTCGCCAGACCAAGGGTGTCGAATTCCTTGGCCGTCTTCTCAACGAACGTCCAGTCAAAGTGCTCAAGCTGTCCCTCGGGGCTGATCTTGCACCAGACCTCTTCCTTGTTCTCCGTCTCTGGTGTCGCGAGAGAATCAAAGTCAACTTCGCTGGAAATGATTTCCGATCCATCGGATGGGGGTAGTTCTTGATTCATGTTTCCGCCTTCTTGATAACTAACATCTGTGGGTAGTAATGGAACTCATGCAATCCGTTACGGGCATCGCAGTTCTGCATGAGGCCGTCCATCATGTGAATCAAGGCCGCTCGATCGTTCACCGCTGCCGGATTGAAGTGCTGCCGGAACTGATCGGTGTAAGCAGGATTGTAGGTACAGCGTAGGTCTTCGATGATGTAGTACCCGCCCGGTCGTACCCAGCTCCAGCAGTTACGGAACATGGCGACGATTTCCTCTGCGATGTGGCTCGCGTCGTCGATGAAAATGTCGTAGAGACCTTCGGGTTCTGACATGGTGGCCGGGTCGCCAATCACGATCTCGACTTGATCTCGGATGTCAGCGCAGAGCTTCGCGCAGTCAGGGCGGATGTCGTAGCCGGTGATGTGACTCGACGGGAGATAGTGCGCCCACATGCGTAAGGACGCCCCACAAGCGACACCGGCTTCGGCTATGTCGAACATGCAGTCCGCTCGG